GTCTGAGATCATTATTCTCAGCCTGCAGACTAGAAATCTTTTCATTGCAAAGATAGTCAAGAATGGCTCTTGTTCCAGCGTTCTGACTGTCAATAATGTCTCTTGTATTGCTGTTCATGGTGTTCTGCAATGCGCAGGTGTTCTGTGCCATATTGTAATTTACGCCCTGAATTGCTTCTCTGGTTTCGCAGCAACAGTTCGCAAGCTGTGCCTGTAAAGCATTAGTGTTCTGCATATTAGCTACAGTATCGGCATTAATAGCCTGCTGGATTCCAAAGCCGGTCTGCATGATGTTGGTGTTAATTCCATTAAATCCAGTAAGCATACCGTTGTTCACTGCATAGAATCCATCGCAGATGCCGTTGTTGATTCCGTCAAGTTTGCTAATTACTGCGGAATTGTCAAATCCTCTCTGAATATCTGCCTGAGTAGCTGCTGTGGCTGCATATCCGCCGCCGTTGCCATTATTGCCCCAACCGTTGTTTCCCCATCCGAAGAAGGCAAAAATGAATAAAACAATAATCCACCAGCTACCATCTCCACCAAACATGCCATCATTATTTCTACCGTTTCCGGTAGCAGCGGCAATATCTGCTAAGCTATAATTTCCATCCATAATATAATCTCCTTTTTGTGTATTTACATCAATCTGGCCAGATTGTAATGTACTATTTCATTCCTTTCAACATGTGCTGAAACTGTCCTGCCATCTGCTGAACCTGATTAAGTTGTTGCTGGGAAATCCGTCCAGACTGTAACATCTTTTGGACTTCTTCCTTCGGGTCTCCCTTGAAATTCTGCTTAAACTGCATAAACTGCTGTATCATCTGCATTGGCCCGTTTCCCTGCGGCATCCCACCACTGAGGGCATTGAATAATGGATTACTCATCTGCGTTTCCTCCCTTGACCGCTGATTCCTGTGCGGTATTAGCCCTAACAGGTTCAGAAAAAGAATTTAATCGGTTTATGATAGCTTCGTATTTGCCCTTTAAATCGTCATATTCCTGTCTGGTGACGTATTTACTGTCCATGTTCTGAACAGGCTGTTTAGGTGGCATCTGAGTGCCTACTTCATGATACTCAAACGTCCGTAATGGCTGTGGCATACCGGAAACGTCCGTGGATTTTATATAAAATTTCTCTGATTCTGAATCCATTAGTAAAACACTTGTCCCGGGTGCTACCAGATAGGATTTTGCACCGACTTCTCCAGATACCCATAGGATTCCATTATTATTCTGGGGTTGCTGTACTGGTTGAGCTGGCATCTGGACAGGCTGCTGCTGAAATTGATTCATCTGTCCCGGAACGCCAAAACTATATTGATAAGGATTGTTATATAATGCCATCTTATGCACCGCCTTTCTGATTATATTTTTGCATAGATGTATCAATCTAAAAAGTTCAAAAAAGTATCGAAAAAGTATTGTACAATAACGCACATAGATTTATAATTGAGAAAAAGGAGGGATTAACATGGCAACAGAAGCGCAGAAAAGAGCGGTGAGAAAGTATGAGAACAACAATTATAGACTGAATATTGTCTTTCCAAAAGGAACTAAAGAGAGGATTGAAAAGCTCGGTCTCGGCAAGAGCAACAGTGCCTTTATCCGGGATGTTGTTCTGTCAGAACTTGACAGGCTAGAAAAAAAATAAAAATAACGCACATATACGCTTGACATATAACGCACATAGATATATAATAAAGACAGTTAAAGAAAGTACATTACATAGCCCCACGAGGAATAGAGAGGAGTCAGAACAAAAATGATTAAAAGAGTAAAACTTGAAACTATTTACAAAATGGCTAAAGAAGATAACGAGGAAATAAAAAATCGTAAACTTTTCCCGGACGGATGGGACGAAAAAGTCTACGATTATTATAACAAATTATCGAAAGATTCATGCGACGTTGAAATGTTCATGGGATTTCTGAGTGGCGAAGATTCTCCGTTAGAACAGGCGTACACATACAGGAGAAACATGTATATCATGCTGTACACAATGAACGTAACAGATACGATGGCATTTGTGGATAGCGAATATGATATATTCTACATCGTATCAAAAGACGGTGATGAGTATAATAGTTGGGAGTGGTGCTTCGCAAACAACATTGACCCGATCAAATACAGGGGTGACGATGGAGACGAACCGGTACCGGAGTGGCTCATAAAAAAATATGAAGAACAGATAAGGGAGGAAAAGGAAACAGAGCTGAGCGGATATGACGAAAAAAATAAGATGCAGTAGGATAAAATTTAACTTTCAAATCACTTTTATATGTGGTATAATAGAATAGAGTTTAGTAGTCCCATATTGGAATGTAAAAAGTATTATAAAATTTTACATTATTTAAAGTAGAACCATATTGGAACGTAAAAATAAGGAGGATTACATCAAGCTCACAACTGTTTTAAAAAAGCCCCTGGGAGATAGTCCCGGGGACTTTTATTGTCATCTTAACACACTTTAATTATTTTATTATTCACCCTCCGGCTTAATCGTTTCGCCGTAGATATGCTCACGTTCATTTTCTCAGCACAATATTCAAGCGTATATTCCTTACATCTCAGCCGGAACAGTCTTTCTTCGTCCGGTGTAAAATTACACTCTATCAAGAATCTGTCTATATCTTTCTTAGTGAACACATATAATTTCATGAGCATACCCCTTACTAATGCTAACGCTGATTCTGCGCAAGATAATTTGTAAGCTTCTGTTTTGTTTTTTTTAATTCTTCGACGTTATTCCCACTAATCTGACTATCCAGCATGGTTGATAACACTTCCAGAATTAATGAATCTCGTTCTGCGATTCTCTGAAGGCTTTCATAGTCTCGTCTATCATGTTCTTCCAGTGTCTCTACTCGCTTATTAAGTCGAAATGCTGGAGTAATCCATTTAAAGATTACAGCCGCCGCCCCTCCGACAATAGACACCCCTCCGCAGATAGAGAGGAAAATCTGTATAAATTCTGATATGCTCATTTATTCTCCTTTTCCCAGTAATATACCGGGATCTCATTACCGCTATCCCATGTATCGAAATATTTGCCGTCTTGTACTGTCACCGCATGACCATCTATGCAGAGGATATACGTGCCGGTCGGATGGTCTGTACAAAAGTCATTGACTGTATAGATATATCGTTCTGACTGTTCAATCAGTTTGCGTCTGTACCCATGTTTATAGAGGTACGCACCCCAGACATAATTTGCACTTGGCATATCTGACAGAGTGCACGCCTGTATCATTAATCCAGTGAATACTGTTTCCCAGTCCTGCCCGGTCGCTTTGCATATCGCCCGGACAACGCAATCTCCTGTTCTCTTATCCTTAACAGGATTCGGATTGAAATATTCCCATCTATCCATCAGTCAATCCCCTTTGCTGTTTTATAACGTTTTGCCGCTCCTCTGGCTTTAGCAGCGTTCTGACGGTTCCACTTAGCAATCATGAGCCGGTCTTGCAGTTCTCTCAAGTCGTTCTGCTTGCAGTAATCTTTATATGCAGTATTTTGTTTCTGCAAAAGATAAGACTTCCGGTCAAGGTCTTGTTGGAGTGCGAATCTTGCCTGTTCGTCCTTGCAGTTGTCAACCGCCGCTTGCAACCCAAGGACTTCACGCTTCGTTTTGCGGATTCTTCGTTCATAAGTACGTTGTCGTTGTTCCTTTTCGTACTGTTTGCCTTTGTCGGTTTTATCCTGTGCTGATAATTCCGCATAAGGATTAAATTCTCCGTCACTGGATCCAAAGCTATGCCGACAGTTGACCCCTGACAGTCCACTTGCTGTTCCATATCCGGTCAATGAGAACGGTGGAAATTTCTTACTCTTGCCAGAACGAGAGTATATCTTTCCTTGCCACCATGAGTGATTTCCGGGATTCTCACCGCCGTCACCTGTCCTAGCTCCCATGTGAGCACTGACCAGAACTAAATCCCAGTCCATTTCTTCCATGCGTTTGAGGGATATGTCTCCCGTGGCCTGTGCCACACCAGTTCTGACAGAACGTGCCACTGCTGTTTCAATCGTGTCTTTTCTGCCGGATGGATACGTGACTGTCACACCATCACTCACAACGTTATTAACTGCCTCTTTGATGGCTTGCGTATACCCAACTGCCCCAGTCATCACATGATTATAAGCAAGGTCACATTGTTCAATATAGAGTCTCTGAGCAGCACTTGCAGTTGTCCGTGTGAAGTTCTTCCACTCGCCCATAGTTGCAAGCATATTCCGCTCCATGAGTCTTATCATAGCCGGGGATTGTTCAAGCGGTACAGGGCTTAATCCTGCCGCTTTATATACCTTGTCGTCATAGTTCATTGCAGTGATTCCGGCATCTTCAAACGTTTCAAGAAGTTCCTGTTGCTCACGTTTGGTGTATTTGGACAGTTCTGCCAGAATGTCCTCTAGCAGTTCACCGGATTCCTGCAATGTTCTGATTCTCCACGCATCGGCATTGGTTAGAATATAGTCCTCGCCTCTGCCAATTCTCGCCATCATCCGTGACACGATCTCAGAGATGATATACTGATGCAGTTCTTCTGCAATCTGTTCACTGCCCTCTGTAATTCTTCGTAAATATTCTGGACTAAGTATAGTATATCACCTCTTTCGATAAGTGTTGTGGTACATGTTTTGGTTTTTATTGGTTAACTAAAGCCCTCGTCCCAAAAGTCCATGAGCCGTAAACCCTTGTATTTACAGGGATTTCTTCGTATCTATTGCTATCACCAGTACCATCTGCTATAGTTAACTAGATGGGAGGTGGCAGCATGGCGAACCATAAAAAGGACGATAAGGACAAGTATGTTAAGACCACGATCAGTTTTGAACCAGAGCAGTACAGGCAGATGATTTCTTACTGTGAACGTGAAGAACGTTCTGCATCTTGGGTTATCCGCAAGGCTCTTGCTGAGTGGTTTGAGAAACATGATTGATTCTTGTTGGTTTCGGTATTACTGGTGTATCTTAGTATTTATTAGTAATACCGAAATGCCCCATTTAGTTAATTACCATACAAAAATTTTGCACAAGCATTAGTAACTGAATATAACATATATTCCGTGTTCATACAGTCTAAATCTGTATTGTAAACCTCACCAGTGCCACCATCATAATAACGATACATCACTTCTGGACAAGCGGATGGAATTTTGTATTTTGCAGCTTGATACGAAGCCATTGCGGCTCCATATTCCATTTCCATACAACCAATATACCCGCTATCTTCTGGAAGATTGTGATTTATCCATCCAGATGACGTTATCATTTTGGTTACACTCATTCCAATATTCTGCATCTCATTTAACAGATATAATGCTGGACTGGAAAAATTAGTCATCATATTATAAGCCGTAAACACACCATGTGTATGAAAACTATAATAGCAGACCGCTTTATCCGCACATTCTTTTAATACTGAGTCAATATACTGTGTTTCTTTTTCGGATAAAGGAGCTGTACCACGATAACGTTGGTTTTCAGTTGTATTTTCTCCCTTTTCCCAAAATGGTTCAAAATTACGGTTTAAGTCAACTTGATTCACATTTGTACGTTTATCATTTTTGTAACCCCAAGGATTTTCCAGTGGGATAATCACAAAGTGAATATTGTTTCTCAACCACCCTAAAATCGAATAATCTTTTGCATTAGCAATCAAAGTCATAAGATTCAATAACGACTTTGCACATGGACGCTCTGCACCATGAATACAAGCACCCATAATTACAATAGGATAATCATTTTTGGTGTATATCTTGTTTATCCCATCCTGAACTGATGCCTCAAGTAATACAATTTCTGGAACAAAATCATATCTATACATATCCAAAGACCCAGAGGTTTCTTTCCCAAGATTCGTTTTAGATATGTAATTAGGATATTTCTTTTGTAAAGAATCCCACGCTGATACTATTTCGTCATAACTCATTGCACTCGTTTTATTATTTGGAACTGATGTAATCACTTTGTTTATATCTGGCATGTACGGTGGTACAATGAGATTTCTATTTTCAATAGCATCGTCATTGTTTTCGTTATATTTAATAGCATAATGTTCATTTTTTCTCAAAACATTAAATATCACATATCCATTTTCCGGTGCTTGTATTACAAGGCTTTGAGTTACGCTACTTTTTTCAGTTCGTTCCAAAACTTTTCCAAATCTATCAGTAAACGCATATAATTTACTGTTGTTTCCACCAAATCCAGATATAATAAATTTATCTCCCTCACTAACTGGTAAAACCATAAACGACCATTCTGATGTGCGTGCGACTACAAATTTAGTGTACTCACCGACAGCCGATATTGAGATATATCCTTTATCAGTCCATTGTGTTAGTTCTGTATACTTAACACGGTCATTCAATTCTTTTAAATCAAACTGGAAAATGTTAAAAGATAACTTTTCTAAATCATTTTGGTTTCCACTTTCGATTAAAATTCTAGCATAGGTATCTTCCGTAAATTCATAATCATCAAGGGATAACGCATTTGCAGAAACAAATGTGTTCCCAAATTTGTCAGAATATTTATATACCGCAAACTTCAATTTGTTATTTGATTTCAAGCAAATAGAAGAACCTTTTCTTGCAAAAATGATATTGCTATAAAGTCGTTCCATATTATCGTTTATGCTTCCATCAGAAGGGTTTAATCCACCTATAGAAAATATAACATCAGAATTCAAGCCTACATTTTTAACAAGCTCGACACTTTTTTTCAAGTTGTCATTCTTCTTTTCAATCGATTCAATTTTTGTATCTCCGTTCCAAAATCTAATTGATATATGAGTTAACACATCATTGATATCGGAATCAGAAAAATCTACTTCTGGATTCGCTTTAATAACAATTACATAATACTTCCCTTTTTCAAAGCGGTATGCCAAGGTCGAAAAGTCAATATACTTCTCAAATGTATTCAAATTATTTCCGCTATACACAGCAACGGCAATTTGGTAATCGCCATTTATATCCACAATGCCACCGTCCGCTTGAAAAAGAATACTGCGAATTCGCTTTGTATGTGATACAGAAATACCGTCGGCTTTATTTACTGCTCCAATTATCCACGAAAGATTTTCTTTTCCCTTAACAGTAAAAATAGATTCGTTTAAACCACCTAAATCTTCCTTTAGCGAACTAACCTCTTCGACCGTCTTCTTGTAGTCTTGTGGGATGGTAGCAAGCACTCTTACTCCCTCGGCCCGGATTTCTTCCTTCTGGGCCTGCACAGTTTCTGAATTTTTGATTGCGTCTACAACTTTATTTAGTGTTTCATCGGTAGCTAATCTTCCCATGTCAGTCCTCCTTCTGGCAGATATCGCCATTGTCATCAACATATAATCCGAGAGCCACAAAGTTATTTAAGCCTTCCTTTAGCGAAGCAGTCTCACTGTCTACTTTCGCAAGTTTATCCCCTACCGCTTTGGAATCTGCAAATGCTCCCCGTATGGAGAATGTTTCATCAGACACGGGCGTTTCAAGAACACTTCTATAAGGCAACTGTCTCTTCTTTCCATCTGCTGTGATTATTCCCTTGAATGTATCAGCCATTGTTATTTACCTCCATTGTCTTCAAACTCACATAGCCATCTGTATCCATATTAAGCCCAACGCCCTTATCGGACAGATATGTCTGGACTGCTTCTGCTATAGCTTCTTTACTGGTTCCAATTCCGTCTACACGGAGTTTATACAGGTACTTCTCTTTTCTCGTGATTGGCTTTGGAATTTCGCCTGTATAATCGCCTGTCAGATATGCAAGATATTTTTCTTCCCTTGTCACTGGTTTATCTGCCATCTTTTTACTCCTCTCCAAATAATGTTGGCTCGTCTGGCTGAGCTTCTTTGACCATTGCTTTCGCTTCTTCCTCAGTCATTCCCTCAAATTTTACAAAATACAACCATGCCGGAACCTTGCCAGTAGTCACATACTGCCACCATCTCGCACGGTCATTTTCACGTACATACAGGATGTCCCCGAAATCATAATTGACCTCGTAAGCTCCGACAGGTGCAAGCCCGTACAGGTCAGCGTAAACGTTCAATGCGTAGATTACTTCGTCCAGACAGGATTCCAGTTTGTCTCGAACGTCTTTAATGAACTGTACCGTCCTCTGCTGTTCTGCTTCTACTCCCGTAGCCGTCTGAATACCGCTAGATTCGTTGAAAACGAAATATCCATTAGAGAATCCAATCTTATATCCCAACTGGCTTAAAAGGGCATTTATGCCGCTTATACGGGTATCAGTGTTGAGCTGTGGATTGATTTCTTGATAGAACTCTTTCTCGAGCTGTCCGAACACATTCTTGACAAAGTGTGGTAAGTTCATCTCATTACGTCTGTTCTCCATGCCCTGTGGTGACATGGCTGATACAGGCGTGCCGCTTGGTATCAGTAGTCTATCATCTGCCAGAACAATTTTCTGAGAATCAAAAATCTCTCCGGCATTACGGCTGTATGCAATGTCAAGGTCTTTTAGCTCCTCGATAGCTTCGGCAAATATCGGAAGTCCAAGTGGCGTACTGATATCCACATTGTTCGCCTGTGGTGTCCGTAATACTCCATACAGAGCTCCATCCAACTTCTCGCCGTTTGCTTTGAGAATCGGCGGTGTATCTGCCATGAGGTCAGCCCATTTGGTCTGTTTAAGGTCAATCTTATCGCCGATTGACTGAGGGGATTTTGACACATAGGCTCTATTAGAAACGTAGTACGGATAGGTCGTCACGCCATCCACGGTAGTCTCAACAAATCTATGATATTCAAGCCGTGTATAGTATTTCCGTCCAACAGTATAAGAATCCTTGAATATGATTCCCTTAATTTCCTGATTATCATAGTCCACGATCATCACATCTGCCGGAGTAAATACGTCAATGCTTTCACCATTTGGCTTAATAAATACTGTTCCATAAGCACAGCCATATTCTACCCAGTGTCGGATTTGGAAATATACCTTGTCAATCTGCTCCTGTAGCCACGTAGCCCTTGCGGAACCATCAATCTGAATACCGATCGCCAGTGTTGCGAGCCGAGCTGTTTCTGAGCAGACGGATTTAGCAAAATTAATCGTCTTGACATTATTCTTATCATCTAACCATTCCGGCACACCTCTGTAGATGTTCGCACACCGGTTAATCAGTGATTCCATCTCTGGGAATTCTGCTGCTTGGATATTAAAATCCTCTTCGGCTTGTTTTTTGAATATCATGTTAAACCACCTTTTTAGTGTTGTTATAAGTCCCATTTAGTCACCATTTTTCTTTTAGCTGATTTATTGGCGTTCCGGCAACTCCGGCACTCTCTCCGCTATCTGTTGCTTTGAAAAATGCATTCGGAATCTGTGGATACATAAATTCAAACATGAGATAATTTGCTGCATCACAAAGATATTCTGTATTTCCAGTTTCTTTATATTTTTTAATGCACATATCGTGTGATTCAAGTGCATCTACTAATTTCATTCCGAAGTTGTCTGCTGCTGCGCCATATTTGTAAAAGCTGACTTCTACTCGATTCTGGCGTAATTTGTCAAATCTGTCTGAATACTCTTTCGGTAGTTCTGTTCCTATTCTACTCATTATGCACTATTCCCCCTTCTGTTAAATAACGGCTCATAAGCATATCTAAGTGCCGAGATTGCGTGATCATTTCCATCAGGATAACCACTTATTACATTCCCCTCTTTGTCCCGATCATACTCATACTCCGTAATTTCCTTGTATGCATTTGGTGTTCGCTTTGGATCAATGACTATGGTCTTTGTCTGTAAGAATTTGAAACCATACTCGATACTTCCCGGCCCTTTGATTGCTCCTCTGGCAGGGAGTCCGGCGTCCCGGAAGTCGTTCACGGATTTAGGCTCCGCAGAATCACATATCATTGTGTAATCATCATAGCCTTTTTTCTTGATCCAATCAGCGGTCTTGGAGTTGCTCCATTTATTTACATATAGCTCGTCAATTAGATATATTTTCTCTCTGGCAGAATCGTAATAAGTTCGGAGATAGCAGAAGGCATCCGGGTACCAGCCAAAATCTACACCAGCGAAAATACGATCCATGCGACTGATCTCTTCGTCTGTAATATCTCTAATCTCCAGATATTCAAATACGTTTCCACCGTCACCATTCGGAACACCCAGGTACTCATGCTCATAGGCTTCTGGATTGATTTCTTTCAGATGCGCTGCATCGTCAATAAACTTCTGTCCGAGCCACTCCGCCGGGGCTTCCAGATAACTCGAATGATGAATAACTCTTTTCGGGTTAGGCATGAGCTTAATCCTGTTTACCCAGTTTGATTTTGATTTTGGTGGGTTATACGATGAAAAATCATAGGACTCGTCACCACCACGAAGCACTGACTGATTAACAGAACGTTCCTGAGCATCTCCCTTCATTTGATCTTTTTCCTCTTTCCAGAGGATTCCAATATATCCAAACTCCGGCTTAATGGATTTCAGTTTGGTTTCATCGTCCAGACCACGGAAGTATATTGTCTGTCCAGTCTTAATATACTTGATCTCAAGTGGTGACACCTTGCATTCAAATTCTTCCATCAGTCCCAGTTCGTTGATAGCCCATTTCATGTTAGCATATACAGAATCTTTCAGAGTACCGGCCACCTGTCTTGTGATGCAGGCGTGCATCTGAGGATTATTCTTGATAAGCTCAACAATCTTAAAAGCTACGAATGAAGATTTCAGACCACCTCGCCCGCCCTCGAATACATATTCAATGTTGGGCTTAATCTGTCGGTTAATGTCCACGAATGCCTTGCCGAGTACTCTGGCAGGAAGTTCGTATTTGCTTTCGTCTGATTTTGATACAGCTACTAACTGCTCCCATTTATCCACTGCCTGCATATTTCCTTTGATAGCTTTATCGTATACAGCAGCTACAATGCAGGCGTTATTATTTGCATCCTCATCAGATATTCCCATCTTTGTGAGCTTCTTCTTTGCAGCAGTCGGGGCGGGGTTCTCAGCTATCATTTTTGCTAATTCAGAAAGGGTTTTCTTTTGACGACGTGCCTGGCCTGATGCAATACCGCCTTTTCTGGTCATTTCTCGAAGTTCGCTCGGAGTTCGTTCAGAATTCGGTATTAAATTTTTCTCATTTGCCATCCTATCAACATCCAATCATATCCTTTCTGAATTCAAAAAAAAACCCCAGTATAGCAGTTATATACAAATATAATACCACACTGGGGAGATTTAGCTCTCTACCACTTTTATAAATTTTTAAGTTTTTTAAAGTCTGCCAATCAGCTTAGCTAAATGATAATATTCCGCCATGACCTTACGTTTGTAGCCATAGAAGTCGTTCTCCGTTGCAGGAACCGTCCTAATCTTCTCCATTGTCCGATAACCAATACTGTTCACGATGCTGTCATAGATTTGTGATTCAATGCCGGGTGCATATTTGATAGATACCTGTAACAGATTGTATTTATCGCTTTCACTAAGATTCCGCAAGTGACTTTGTAATGTCGGTATATCATCCGGCGGTACTCCGTAATCAATCAGTGTTGCCTTTCTTAACTTCATTTATTTCACCTTCTTCGTTTAAGTTCCAGTCACATGGCATGCCTCGAAAACATTCTGGACAGTGCTCGTAGAATCCGCATCCTTTGCAATCTGCTGGCTGTCCAGTACAATATTGCTGTAATACGTGATATGCTGATATAGCAAGGTTTGGCGTTATGTCTGGTGTAGGTTTATTATTCATTTCTTCATCTCCTCCAGTTTCTTTACCGTTTTCCTGTAATCTCTGTTTGCAGACCGAAACATCATCAGAAGTATTTCAGATACAGGCCTCGCTCTATTGGCTCGTTTGGCTTTCTTGGCACATATAAGTTCGTTTCCTTCTGGGATATATATTCCTACATGATACGGGATTTTCAAAGATACTGTTGCAGCTAATTCCCCTGGCATAACCAAATAATTGTAATCTCCAATGAAATTCAATCCATGGCCAGATTTGAAATCTTCAATAGATGACTTGATTTCATAGCAATAGCAATCACCTTTTTCTATCCCGGAAACACTATTGTTCACTGGAACAAATTTCATATAGTCCACTCTAACTGCATGGTTTGTAGAATAATCAAACGTCACCTCTTTTGCCCAGTAGATACGAGGATCGTTGTTCGGATTGATTTTCTTTTCAATCATGGTTGATAATTCTGCCGTAATCTCAGGCCTTGTCATTCTTCATCTCCTCCAACTTCTTCTCAGCTTCTTCGCGGGTGAGAAATAATGATTCACCGATTTTATCTATATCCGACAACTCAAATACGCACTTGTCGATTGTACATGGTGTCTTATTTGGAATACCTAAGATGTAATATACTTCTGCTCCAACCTTACACGGCAATCTCACAAGTAAGCCCTGCTCTTCTAAGTCTTCATAGTCGCAGAGTTTTCGCGCCGCTGAAATGTAATCGTGCTGTTTAACCCAGACATCTGATTCTCCGTCTGGTGTAACATCATATCTTTCTGTTAATCTCTCCATCTACTCCACCGCCTTTCACGATCTCGATTGCATCTTTCAGCATTATAATTTCATATGCTTTAGACCACCCTACTGGTCTTGCCAGTGTGCTTCTATCTTCCAATTGTTCCATAACTTTGTCCAAGTCAAAAGCTGTCGGCTGTTCTTGAACAGTTGTAATTGCAAGATGTGTAAATAAATCCATCGGAGAAACATCATTTTCCGCAGCTTTCTGCTTTTCTTTATCCCAATACCATTCGCTCATTTCTTGAATTAATTTATCAGCGTCAATTAATCTACTCATTCAACTCCACCGCCTTTCACGATTTCAACTGCCCTGCTCAGCCCAGCATTGTATCCTTGATGTACATCAGATAAGATACATTCCGATTCAATGAATTTATCTCTTTTCAACTCACTAATAACCTTGTCCACATCAAAAACTGTCGGCTGCTCGTCAATAACTGCACCTATTGCAAAATCCATATCCGAACCTCCAAGAGAATCAATTATTTTGTCTGCATCAATTAAACGCATTCCTATCATCCTTTCTCATCAAAATCCAAGTCAACTCTAAACACATCCGTATTTACCGCAGATAAAGCTTTAATCTCTAACTCATAAAATGGTTTCAACAGTTTTGAACCGGCATTAAATTCATCGTAATCATTCCAACTTCTCCCCGGGTGGCATATCTGAATTTTCTCATTACTCTCGGCATCTTCGCCGATTACTGTCAATAAATCAATCAGTCTCATAATCTTCGCACTCCTCCACTTTTCAATCATTTGCTATAAAATTAGCAATGCATAACACGCATACTATAACATTAAGTACCAGAACATCCCACTTCTGAGTGATTATATTCACAACAATGCATGCAGCATTTACAATGCCTAAAACTAATGTAAAATATTCATTCATTATTTTCGTCCTCCTCGACATAATCCTCACAGTCCTCAACGTATTCATAGCTGTCCATCATGTCACACCGATTTTCACAATCGTCTTGCTTATCGCAGTAGATACAACACTCGGTTTCACCGTGCAGGCAGTCTAATTTACAATATCCCATTTAGTCCTCCTTATATGGTTCTGGCAATGGTGTCCATGCAGTTACAGGCAATCTGAATTCTACAGGAGTCTCAATTTGCCCTGGAACTACAAAGGCTCCAATGCCGTCTCTTATTACTTCATATCTACCAATTGCCGGGATAAAGCCTTTAAGCAGTACAGCAACATCCTTGCCCGGCTCTGGCAGTTTCTTTTCGACTGGAATCCAATCGTTTTCATTTTCATCCAGTTCTAAGTCATCTTGAAGCTGTTCTATCATTTCTAGAAAATCTCTGGCAGTAACCAACTTGTGTCTATTTACAATATCTTGCATCCAATCATGATAACTGGACAATCTGTCTTTGATGTGGCTCATGCTTCCACCTCACTATCCGCTGGCATCTGGAATATCATTTTTTTCATAAAATCTTTTCTAATAGTTTTTGCAATTAATGTATTATCTTTTCCCCTCTGAGATTCACTAGCCGATTTGCAGACATCAGGAAGAAGAATTTCATTTAATTTTGCGTCCGCATATGTTTCCTGAATCATATCCAGTACTTTTATGGCTGTTGCCTTGGCAGAATATTCTCCGAGTAAGCAAGACCATCCATTATCTACTCTTGTACTTATTACTCCACCTGAAACTTCGATATTAAGTAAATTTTCAAAAGCAACTAAAACTTCTTTATTCTGACTTCTGATTAACATTTTGTGTCCTCCTTGCAATTTTCAATCTCATTGCAGTTAGGTTCATAAGGCTTAGGATATACCGTATATCCGCACTTCGGACATTTAATTTCTGGCGGATAGTATTCAACCCATTCCATGTTTCCACCACATTTTCTGCAACGAATGTATCTCTCTACCTTCTTTGGTTTTGCCTTAAAGAATGAAGCATAATTATTATTTTTCATTTGCCATCCTCGCTTTCCCCATGTAAGTAACTGACACGCTATTGTACAGTCCTCCATGATTGATTTATCCAAACGCTACCTGTCCGTTATTCTGCGGGATTCTTTAATACAATCCCTAGCTCTTCTTTAATAGCGTCTACATAATCAATCCATTCTGCCAGACCGTCATTGATATAATCGGCAGCCCGGTCAAGTCCATTTCTGAATCTCTGACAGCGTTTCTCGCCAAAACCGAAATCATCATGCAGAACGGCGATTGACAATATTACGAATGAATCCGCTATAACCTCTTTTATCTTTTCTGATGCTTTATCAAGGTCTTTTACTGCCAGAGAGGTATGTATCCCGGTCGCACCCCGGAACTTGCATTCCTGTTCGAGGGCTTCAATCCCGCCCTGTTTGACAATTCGTCTGGCAAGGTCAAGCCCGTCTTCCCTGCCTCGTTCATATTCACGCATTTTATTCATTGTACCAATCCTCCACATTTTATATTATTTGACGCTGTAATGCAGTTTTTAGTTTTCCCGTCCAACCGCCCTCTTTATCTTCTGAGTCAGAACATCAAACTGTAAGAATAATTCCCTATCCTTACATTTCCTTGCTTTTATGTCACAGTCATAATCATTTATCTGATATTTCCCTTCTAACAGGTCGCCATTATCCAGATATCTTTGAAAGACGCCTTTAGAAATCCCGAACCGTTCCAAAATCTCTATTCTGCTCATACTGTCGACGAATGTACCATCTGCTGTAACAATGTCATAAAGTTTCATCTTGTCTCCTTATTTATCTTTCTTATTCCGTACCCAACTGGAGTATATGCCCTGTCGGTACTGGGGTGGTTTGTCTTGAGCAAACCATCATCAACCAGATTATTGATATGTTTCCAGACCGTAGCTCTCCCGGCATCCACCCTTTCAGAAATCTCTGTAATTGACGGTGCATATCCAACCAGTTTGATATAACTGACAATATACATATAAATTTCTTTCCTGAGAGCCTGTCCCTGTTCGTATCTATTCTTTGTGTTGTACGGCATTTTGATTCTCCTTTTCCAATTCTTTTGCCTTATTAAACATCTTGGAAAGATAATTCGAATAAGCAACAAGCATGTGATCTACAAATCCATTTTTGTTATATTTTTCAGATACAACATGGATCTGTTCAACTACCTGCTGCCAGTATTCATCTTTTGCCTCAATTCCGGCAGTCTGGAGGACCAGTGCCGGAAAGTCAATCTGTAAAAACTTTATGGTGTTCGGTATCTGCTCATGCGTCACTCTCATACTTACGCACCTTCTTCTACCTCAAAACTCTGTTCAAGAAGTCGCTCGTTATCCTTGCTAAACGCCTTTATATAGCTCTGTTTTATCGGTCTGATAAAATGTATGCCGTTAGCTGATTTAGCCCGGGAAACAGCCACATAGAACTGTCCAGGATCCCAACAGCAAGGGTCAATGTTGATTTTTTCAAATGTCTGTCCCTGTGATTTATGAATGCTGATTGCCCAGGCAAGTTTTACCGGGAACTGAGAGAAAGAGCCTACTTTCTTACGGACAATCTTCTCTTTCACGATCTTCCGACCATCCTTTTCTTGTTCGGATTCCTCAATAACCTGTTTCTCAATGTCTTTATTGTATCTATATAAGCTAACTGTTTTGCCCTTATCAGTTTTGATAACCAGATAAGATTCTTCAAATTCTCCGTTTTCCACAATTTTCTGAATGATGCCAATCGTTCCATTAACGTAGTTTCCAGACAAATCATTGACTGTAATCATCACTTTTGCACCGATGTTAAGAATTAAGTCCTCTCTGGCAAATGCAATGTTCTTAATATCGGCAGATGTTAGCTCGCCGTCAACTGCTGCATGAAACACTTTTTCGGTCTTTTTATCCAACTTGCCAAGGAAAGTATTGTTAATTCTGTCAGCTTCTGCATTAGTGCCAACCAAGAACGGCGCTTCCGGTATAACTTTGTCTGATTCGTTGTTCTCCAGATATGCAATGGATTTTCTAATATTGTTGCCATATTTAATATCATTCAGCACATACTTAAATCCCTCATCATTCTGCCTGCATACCTCATCAAGTTTGATATATTCAAATCCCATTTCTTTCCAGTATTCAGACATGAAAGCATATCCATGTTCATACTTTCCACCCTTTCCATAATCAGATCCATACATCCGACAGAGAATTTTTCGATCGTCTGTCGTAATAACTGGCGGAAGCTGGTAGAAATCACCTATCACGATTAACTGAATGTCTTCTTTGTCCTCTCCGATCAGAAGTCTGTCAACTGCTCTCTCTTCATTCTCCGTGATGATCGTCTTTGCAATCATATTGAACAAATCGAACCGGCACATGCTGATTTCATCAATGATAAGAACATCTGCTTCTTTCAGAAGTTCAGCTCTGGATTTCACCTTTTTCTTATAGTCCTCAAATTTAATTGAAATATTCAATGCTCGGTGTACGGTAGTTGCCCCATATCCGATATTATCCGCTGCAATTCCAGTAGTGGCGGATACCAGAATATTTTTACCAGCTTTTTCCGCCTCATCGATGAACGTTTGGATAACCGTTGTCTTGCCTGTTCCTGCGTCACCTGTCAGAAAAACATTACTGCCAGACAGCATTGTATCTAATGCATATCTTTGCTTTTTATTGAGATCGTCTTTTTTCATTTTGTAACCACTCCTTGTAATAATTATGTTAACTGAATATTTTTGCAATATTCAGTTAATTTTGTTATAATAAATCTAATTGCATATACTTTTTAATTTTGTAACCCGTGTGTAACCGGCTTTTTTAATCCACTGGTTACGCCACAAACCCTTATTTTATGTGGGCTTCAGAGGTGTGTAACCGTGTAACCAATGTAACCAAGGTTTTTATATAGGAGAATCACTAGAGTATATGTTTTTTATACACTCTCAAACTTTCTCCTATAGGATGTTTTTTTTCGTGTTACAACGGTTACATGGTTACAAATTACGAAAACGGAACATTTGTTTCGGCATCAGCTGGCAGAAAACCAGTTTCAATAACCTCATTTTCTTGCTCGTTTTCAAGACTTTTTATATCAACAATCTTTACCGCAATAAGCCTCATTACACTTCCACCGTCTCTTTTTAGTACCGTATCTCTTTTTCCTGTGTGCTTGATTAACTCTCGATTAATCGCCCAGGCCGAAAAGGCTTTTCTGGAGAATCCATTGTTCTTCAAAAGGTTTTCAAGAGGTTTCGGATAAAAATATACATATACATCTCCATATTCATCTGGCGTTTCCTTGAATCCCCACTGATCACAGCTAAATTGCGCATCAAAGTGCTGTCCGTACACTGAGAGACTTTCAAGAATGAATTCATAGCATCTCTGACCTTCTGATACATCTTTCTTGCGTGTAGGTATGTCTACAACGTCCTCGACCGTCAGCTCACGTCCATCCTTAAATATGAAATCTGTAGCTAATTTGTCAGCCAGCAGAAGTGTAGATATTGCCATTACCTGCTTTGCTGGAAAGTCATATCCGTCAAAACCTTTCTCAATTTCGGCTTTCATTTCTTTCAGATCATCCGATGTGAACTGTTTGAGATTTCCAACGAACACTCTTCCAGCAAAGCCGTAGTTCTTCACGACAATGCCGTTAATCTCTGCTGGATTCTCGTAAATATCCTCACAACATTCAATTTCAATAATTCTGTTGATAGCTCCGCCGGAATCTGCAAATTCCGAAATAGGGTTCTCACCGTTGCAAATAGTCACATTACTCCATGTATTTTCCTTAGCTGCTCCGAGGTCCTTATTTGAACGTGCTTTTCCTTTGCCAGAACAGAGATTGTAAATCAATGTTTCGTAGTTATCCCGGATATACTGAGAAGCATTCTTCGAGTCGTCCAGAATCATCGGAAAGTTATTGAGCATATCTGCCCTTGTCTCCAATGATGTATCTGTTGAACGAAAATTCCCAACGTAGGCTCCCGGTGCCGGATTCCCCCAAACCGATGCCGCTATATTGATTGTTACCGTCTTTCCGCCTCCTGTCTGCCCATAGAAATCTACGATGAACGGTAGCGCATCAAGCGGCTGTATAAGAACACTCGCAAAAGATGCTGCCAGTGCTATTCGCGGTTCCAATCGTCCGCATGATCGTAGCTGCTTAGCCAGAGTCACCCACTTGAAGTAGTCTCCACTTTCCTGTATACTTTGGAATAGCGTTTTAAAGCGGTATTCACCGTCAAAAACGATTGAAAGGTCGTAAGGGACAAATGTATTACCATGCCACCCCAGTTTGCTTGTAGAGTGCTGTATGTCGATCATATCGGCATTGTACATTTCAACATCCGCCAGATACTTTACGAGAAGCCTTGCATTCTCTGAGTTGACCTGCACCCCGAACCTTGCAAGATTAGTTATTGCCCTGGAAGTCACAATGTCAATTTTTGGAACAGTTATTTCTGTCCAATATCCATCCCTTTTAAAAGCCACCGTGATCTGTTCCTCTCCTGTCTCGATGTTTTTTAGACGACGTATCGGCATGATCGGGTGGTGACATACAAGTTCTCTTGCCTTAGATGTTTCAGAGGAAAATATTCCGTTCTCTGTAGCTATCCAGCTACCACAAGCCATGTTAGGATATTCCTTATCAACAGAATCAGGATAAAAGTTTGTGATGTTTTCAACTAACTGCATAGAACGATTTACTTTTTCTTCTTTTTCCTTTTCCTGTTCTGCTTTCTGGAATTCCTTTATGAACTCTTCTGCTATATGCTTCGCTTTCACACTTTTTGCCCGGTCCATCAGCTTAAACTTGATTTCTGAGCGGTCAATTTTACTTTTTACTGAAAAAAGCTCTTCATACAACTGCTTTTCCATAAAGTCTTGTGCCTGTAAGTTTTCAATATTTTCAAGAATTTTTCTCACCTCCTGACTTAGCTGATAACATTTCGTATCTGCTTTTTTCTTTCTCAAGATTAAACTGGCACATATACCACTCTTCTGAATCAGGAGGGAACGTTTTTAGTGCTGTTTCGTACATAAGTATGTTCTTTTCTACCTGCTCAATCTCATTAGGATCCTGAACAGGGTTGTGTTTTTTTGATTTAATATCTCGCATTTCATGTCTGATCTGGTTGCGGCTTTTACCTTTTTTTGATATATAAGTGCCACCCAGCTCAATAAACGCCGTACTAAAAGGGACGGATTCGTATTGCATCACAAAATCAAACACATCACCGCCAGTTCCACAGCCGAAACAGTAAAAGGAATCATCGTAGATTTTGCAGGACGCTGACTTTTCCTTGTGAAAAGGGCAACATATAAATCCTGCTCTATTCGGCCTTAGCCCGTACCTGGAGAGAATTTCTGGCATTTTTACTGACTGTTTGATTTCTCCCTTAGTCATGACAGCAGCTCCACGATCCGCCGCCCAGTTTCTTCTTTCGTGCAGAATTCAAATCGGACTCCGTATCTATCTCTGATTGTGCAGAGAGATTTATACAACTGGCAGCCATCAACAGCCTTGTCAGAGATTACAGTCTTTACTTTTTTGCCGTTTATCGTCCTCCAGATAACTTTGTGTTTCCTTGGGTTCTCCCAAAAATACACATCGCCAACTGATTTAATATCTGGTCCATGCTCACATAGGATAATCAGCTGAATACCGGCTTCACGTGCCCTGATAAGTTCTGCCTTGAATCTTTCATGTTGTTGACAGACATTTCCACAAAGCTCTTGTAAATCCTTCTTACGGTCAATACAGAGCTTTGCGTTGTCAAGCGACTGATAATCTCCACAATATAACTTTGATCTGAAATACTGCACTCCAAGGTCATCAAACTGTTTTTGAATCCGTTCCCATTCCTTTTTGTGTTCTCTTGTGTCTGCTTGTATAACCATTAAAAACACATCCTTTTAATTGAACGGAAGGACATCATCTGCCACGCTGTCTGGAATACTCATAAAGTCCGTACCTGACGGATTTGCTCCCATGATAGCTTCTTCTTTCAGATGATCGTCATAGGCTTTTGTGGTACGCTCTTCTGGGATATCTGCATCCTTAATTCCCTCAATACTTCGGAACCATGCAAGCTTGTGACGTTTTACTTCTTTGTTATCGTACCAGTCTTTTTCAAGACGGAAGATTCCACCGATCAGCTTTCCTTTAAACTGCTGCCCGAAGTTATCGCCCCACTTAACGGCAAATCCCGGATTTGATTTTTCTACGCATGTGATAAATGTTTTAAGGTTACGGACACCATAATCTACACCCTCATCAATAACCATGTAATTAGTACCTGCATTCGGATATTTCTTGTCTGGACGGATATCGTTCTCAAACTGTTTCATGAAATAGCCGGCCTGTTCGTCTCCTTCTGCGAAATCAAACAAGATAACGAGCATATCGAGTCCACCCTGTGTTTTTTTCTCTGATATCTGCTTAATTACCATCTTATGACCACCAAGCTTAATTGGTTCAAATTCTCCTGCTGCCTGTGTAGTATCGTAATTATTTGGTTTCTGCATTGTCTGTTCCTCCTAATTCATAATAATCTCTGATAACCTTGTCAACTTCTGCAAGGTCGTTATCAATAGTTAAACTGTCAAACATCCCGATCGGGGACTTACTTACCGCTCCCTGACTGGACTGAGTGACAAATAAGTGCTTTCCACTCTCTTCGATGCATCGAAGAACGATGGTAAACATGCCCTCGATGCAAACTTTTTCGTCCAGAAGCTTACCAATTGTCTTAGGCTTTACTTCCCCGGAGTCATCTTTTTCCTCATGCATCATAAGGTAAACAATTTTATTCTGCGGTACTTTTGTTACAATGAACTGGATAAGATTCCAGAAATAGTCTCCAATATCATTGTACAGAGCGAACACTGCATTGCCTTTTCCGGCAGAAGCGTGTCCCTTCATGAAATGATTCGTAATAAGATATCCTGCATCATCAATCACAATTGACTCCGCTTTTGATGCGATCAGACACTTCATTACCTGTTGGTAATCATCTGTAAACCATCCGTCAATCTTTCCTTTAAACGGAAGCGGTTTATTCAATACTCTAATAAGATTCCAATGTTCATTCTGGCAGTTTCTAAGACTGGTGCTCTTGCCAGAACCAGATTTTCCAATAATTAATACGGGTGTTGCCATTACTATTCCTCCTTGTCATAAACCACATGCCTGCTTCCCTCAACGATCAGCAAACTTGCAATATCTTTCATTGATAAGGTTGATTCGTTATAAATCTCAACCAGTGCGTTGTATGCTTCCGGCGATACTTTCACAACCGGGTTGTCCTTATCGGTTGCAGGCTGTTTCTTCCTTGCCGGAATACGGATTTCAAATTCACTCATTCGTTTCCTCCTTATACGATTTCTGAGCCGTTAAAAGCCCATTTAGAGCCTGTACGTAGCTCGCCAATGTTCTTGCCTTATATGATTCTTCAATGGGGTTATCCGGGACTGTGGCAAGCTGTATATCAATCAGTCTCAGGACCTCATTAATCCTCTCGTCCATGTTCACACCGCCTTGAAAAAGCAGTATAGGTTGTCTGAAGCATCCCCGGACTTCTCTCCATCAATATCTTCGGCTTTATGGTACTCCACATGATCCAGAGACATGTCACAGTTCTCATAATCCAGAACGTAATCACCTCTGGATTGAAGTTCTCTGAGCAGTTCATTGATACATCCTGCTATCTCCAGACTGGGAAGAAGTTTCATAATTGCTATCTGTTTACTCATTTGGACACTTCCCATCTATCAGAAGTTCCAACAAGAAAGCTTTGATTATTCTGAGACTTTCGCGGCTTGCATTCTCATAAAATGGGTTGAAAGATACGTTTTGGTACAAATCCCACTTGAACACGTCTTTTGGAAGGCAAGCATCTTCTTTTCTTTTAAGCCCACATACTCTCATGCCATAAATTGAATAACTGAATTCGACACTTACTGCCGGAACTTCGTTCACAACTCTTTTACAGAGTTCGTAAATTTCATCAATCTCTTTCTCGAACATCTTCTTATCCTCCTTATTTCCTACTGCCAGTCTGCTTCCATCTGGCGTACTGCCCATGCTGCCGAGATACCGAAAAAGATGTTCAGCCAGATAGGTATATCCACATATTTCCCGGCAAGCATACAAACAGCAATTAGCATATATTCTTTCATTTCATTTCTCCCAGAATCCACGCAAGGTTGCTCGCTACCAGTGCGGCGGCTGTTACAATCCATGCAGTGAACCATCTTTTTGACTTTTTCTTGCTTTCTTCGACAATTTCAGTCGCAAGTGCTACTTCGATGTCAGCCCATGTAAGCTGGCTTTCGTTTCTAATTTCACTCATATCTAGCTAATTTCTCCTTATTTTTTCTTATTTGTCTTTACAATTAGCAGATAGAGAACTATAATGTATCTATCCACTAAGGTGCTTTAGTGGGTGCAAAGCTCCGGGGTGGAGGCTCCAACTCCCTCCGGGGCACTCACTTATTAAGAGCAGCTTTGCCTTTCCAGACATGACCAGTTACTTCATAGACTTTCCTAGGGCTTATGATGTATGTGATCCTGCCACCGGAAAGGCTTTTTGCTGGCTTGTTATTCTGGATAGCAGTCCCGATCGGCAGCCATCCGTATACAATTCCTGCTCGGATTGATGTTGCAGGGAGTCCGATCAACTGACTTGCATCAGATACGCTCATGTTCTCCGAGGAGAACTCTGGCATCTGTGGAATGCCTGATATGATTCTCGCAACCTCTGCGGCGAACTGATGAACTTCTGCATTTTCTTTGATGTAAGTATCAACTTCGCTCATTTTATGCTCCTTTCTACTCGATACACATCTGAGCATTGCAGTCCCTGATACACATTACTGTATTTGTGCATGGATGCCAGTTCTTGACATATTCCGTGGCTTCTGCAAATCTCAGCTTCGGGATATTATTTCTGGCATTTACATCGAAATAAGTCTTTATGTCCCTGTTACACTCTGCAAATACTTTCTTTCCGATTTCTTTGTAAGCATTCGACTCTTTTCCGCCCAGATGAGCAATGACAATGCTCGATACCAGATCACCAATGTATTTCTGCTGACCGTAATCAATGGTCATGGTGTTCTCAAGTTTCTCGATTCGTTCTTCGTGATTCTGATTGCCAAGAGCCAGAAGCTGAATCTGTTCTGCTATGGTCATTGGTTTCTGATAAGAACCTGTCTTTCGAATTGTTGGAAGAACTTCATCCATAACCCACGCTTCGAATTTCTCTGCAGATGGAAGTTTCGACTTCATAATCAATCGGTACAAATCTCCCTCATTTATGTATGACATCAGCTGAACGCCGCTAGATGTAGGGGTGTCGTGTTTTACGACTCCCTTGCAATGCCTTGATACGGCATCTCTGGGATTGTTGTATCCAAGAGCTTTCGCAACGTCAGCTCCAACAAAATACGGTTTCCCGTCAATTTCTATTGTTCGAATTTCTCCGAACTCTCCTGAATTAAAAATCTGTAATTCGTCCATTTATTCTCCTTTCTGCTCTGGAATTTTCGGTTCAAGAAACCTATCTGTTTTATCAGGATTCTTGTATTTTGCGATTGTTTCTCCAACCCCAAGAAAATATCCCTTGTCAAACTCTGACATATTGGGAACTGCCTTGGCTATTGATTCGAGAATCTTCTTTTCTTTCTCAGACAATATATTCACTCCTTTCTTACACGTTTTGATTCTTCAAAAGCAACTAAGTCACTTTCTGACACTCTGTAGCCAGAGCCGTTCAGATTGATTGCCGGAAGCTGTTTATTCCGTATCCATCTCCACACGGTAGGAACTTTCACACTATATCTCTGAGCGATTTCTTCGCAAGTGTAAAGACGTTCCAAAAAATCACCTCCTACTTATTTTTAGTTGCGTTTACCACTTATTTGTGTTATCCTAGTTAATGCCTATTGGCAAAGGAAAGGAGTGGTTATTATGACCCAACTTTTGAATTTGCCTGTTCCCTTTACTCTTAATCCGTCCGTACTGACACCTCGACAGTTAAAACAGGTCAAAGACGGCTCTGATTGTTTTGTCAGCGATTAGGCATGTTGCAGAACCAAGACTGCGAAAGTGACAAGGTGCTTCAAGAAGCATTTGGTCTCGTCAGATGTGGCGTCAGCCTGCAAAGCACATAGGGTAAACAAATTTGGTAAAGAGCTGTTAGGGACGAGACCCCTAGCAGTTTCTTTTTATTTAATAGAAGCCTTGTTTCTATCAGATTGTGGTAAACGCTCAAGGTTTTGTGTTACCTTGTGTTATTATAATATCTCACTCAGATAGATTTGTCAAGCGTAAATCTCACAAAAAATTTGACAGAGTTAGATTTTTGTGCTACTATATACTTGCAGTTAAGAATAGGAGGTGAAAAGAGTGAATACCAGGATTCAACAAATAAGAAAGACTGCGAAGATGACTCAGGATGAGTTCGCCGAGAAAATCGGGGTATCTAAGAACTTTGTTTGGATGATAGAAAAAGGAGAAAGAGTTCCATCAGATCGAACTGTCAAGGATATCTGTAGGGAATTCAAAGTCAACTACGAATGGCTGACTAAGGGAACAGGTGATATGTTCATCCAGAATAAGAGAAAATCCGAGATTGCGGATTTCGTTGGTTCGGTTCTGAATGGAGAAGCAGATAGCTTCAAGATACGATTAGTAGAAATACTTGCTAATCTAAATGAATCAGAATGGGAAACACTTCAGAAACTTGCGAACGCTTTAGCGGACAAGAAAGAGGAGTAAAAAGATGGGGACAGGAAATAACTCCTGCCCCTTTTCTTTATTTCAGTCCTAGAAATGATATTATAAATCTAAATATTGTATATAATTGGTCATGGTCTGCTTTTTCTATCATCTCAATAATCTCTTTTTTATAATCCATAATAACCCTCCCTGTCGCAACTACCACCTACACTACAGTATATGTTCGGCTGTGGGAAATAGAACCGAACATTAGTTCGTTTTTGCTATTATACCACCTATCCCGACTCTTGGCAACTGCCAATGATATACATGAACTCTCACTATTTTATAGAAAAAAGCATTTCTTTTTCATCTAAATCACTCTATTTCGTTCTAAATCTTTACAATATGCTCTTAAAATGATAAAATAAAAATACCACGAATAACCGTACTTTACATAATATTGCAAAATCAGCGGTACAAAATACATAATCCGCATGGAAAGTGCGAAGCGTGGCGAATAAAGCTATTAGGAGGAGCAATTCTATGAGTAAGAAAAAAGGCGGAAAACTTAAATGGGTAGTTTTGGCAGTCGTTGCCGTTGGTGTTATTGGTGCCGTTGGTGGAAATTCGGATTCAAACACCACATCTCCTTCCGGCACATCTGCAAAGACAGAATCTGCAAAAGAAGTCGATACACCTGCACCAATTGAATACACATCCGTATCAGTCAATGATATGATGTCTGATCTTGACAGTAATGCAATGGGCGCATCTGATAAATACAAAGACAAATATCTTGAGATTACCGGAAAGCTCAGCAACATTGATGCAGCCGGAAAATATATTGATCTTATGGCTGATGGAGATTTTGAGATTATTGGAGTCCAGTGCTACATCAAAAACGACGACCAAAAATCCAAAATAGCATCTATGTCAAAGGGCGACACCGTTACTTTGAAAGGAAAATGCACAGACGTTGGAGAAGTTCTTGGATATTCTCTTGACATTGAAGAAATAGAATAAAAATAAAAAACCGCCCCGGTATTGGCGTACCGGGACGGCGTTTATACATCTCCGGAGAGATGCTGTATTCTGGCAAAACATATTGTATCATCTTCGGAGCAGTCGAACAAGACAGAAAATTTGTTCGGCTGT